AAAGATCGCGGAACTTACTAAAGATATTATCGACAGTGAAAAATTGACGGCCCTTATGGTGACTCACTATAGGGGGGCAGGGTATCTCAGAAAATTGATATTGGGGGATTGAGTGAGACGGGTGTGATATTTTTGTGAGACTTTATAGAGGTTTATGGGCGGTCGGCGGGTTAGTCGGGCGCTTTTTTTATAGATGAGAAAAATAGGCGTTTTTGGTGGGTATTTTGTGATTTTTTGCACGCTATCTCAGAAAATTAGAGAAGTGTATTTTTGTGTTCAGGGTATATTATTACAGGGTTTGGTGGGGTTTTTATGTAAATTTTTGGTTGTAGCTGGTGGCGCTGCTGCTTAAACCAAATGGGGAAAAGTTGGAAATGAGTGGTAAACCGTTATAATACTTATAGTTAGAGCGCATTTTATCAGGTGTTTTTACGTTTTGGGCTTAAACCGCTTAAACCGCCAAAAAAGTAATTTTGATCAGTTTATTTTGGTATTGGGTTCGCAAACTTACACTTTGGACATATCTGGTCGGCCGGTTTTAACAACAGCCAGATAAACATAATACCGGCAACAATGAACAGCGGCCAAAATAGAAACGAAACAAAAAATAAAATAAGAAAGAGTACCCAAAGTCCACAACCCGATCCTTTTATCTGCGCTTTTCCTTCGTAATTACAGTTCGGGCATTTTATTTGTTTTACCCGCAATACAAATGCCATATTTTTACCCCTCTTTATCCTTTTACGTGAGCCTCATAACCAACCATTACGTGATCAAACTTGTTTTTAAATTCAAATATACGCTTAAACGGGATTGGTTTTTCCGTACTGCCGCATCGAATGGCAGCGCTGGTCTTACCAACCACATCGCCAGCCTTGATCAGTAGGACTATTATAGTTCCGCGCTGTATTGTATCCCAGGTTATACTGCCGGTATAGAGTGCCTCTCCTTTGATTTGATATTTTTGGGTCCCGAGTTTTTCGATAGTATATTGAATTTCCATACGTCCATATTGCACGGAGCATGATACCGGCATAGTGTAACATTCACAGACGGCAGGGTCACTTGTTTCCACTGGGCGGCCTATGTAGGGTGAGGCGCAACCGGAAAGCGGTATTATAACCAGGATGAAGAACCATTTTAATAGTTTCATAACGACCTCCATGTGATTCGCTTAATAATTTTTATACTATAAAGGTGGCGCAAAATAAGCGATAATTAAATTACCTTCTTTTTTATAAATTCCTCTTTTTTTTGTAAAGGGTCCATTTTTATATTTTCCTTTGAGTGCTGCAAGCATTGTCGCTCGATAGCGGCAACCCTTGATTCAACGCGATTTATTTGTTTTTTAGCTTTATTTAGTTCAGTTTTAGTTGTTTCTAATTCTTCCTGGTCATCGACAGCCTGGGAAAAATAACGGATATTACGTTCCAGGGCTTCAAATGCCACCTTATTACCACTTTTTAAAACCTTTTTTGCGCCTTCGAGCAAGTCAACGATTTCCGGGTTTTTATCCAAAATTCCTACCTTATATAAAGAGATCGATTCAGAGACCTGTAATTCTTTTTCAGATTTATCCTTATCTATATATTTTTTCCCCTTCCCGGTTAAAAGCCAGTTGATATTGACTTTATATGTGTCCTGAATGCGACATAAATGTTCGGCATGCGGAACCCTCCCTTTTATATAAGCGCTGAACGTACCGTGCGGTATACCAGCTTGTCTAGCAAATACCGTATGTTTCCCAGCAGTATGTAGAGAAACCAACTCTAATAATCGTTCAGCTATTTTTTTTCCCATTCGCATCATTTTTTACTTGACTTGTGTCCCATATGCAACATAAACTATATCTAACTTTGAAATAAAATTAGATACAGGGGTTTAATTGTTCGGTTTCTTCAAAACAGTTTTAAAAAGTTCAAGGTCGGCTGATTTTAACTTAAAAATAATTTCCACGACCCCGGAAATAGCTGAATGAAGCAAGATAAAGAAAAAAGCGCCGGTACCCATAACGATTTTATAAACAGCCATGCGAGTCAATTCGTCTGAACTCATAACTTCAGGGAGGACATAAGCCATGCATAATAATGAGAGCAACCCGATAAACCAGGGTTTTTGGAATAGATTTTTTTTTAATGACGTCGCGTCAGAGATTTTAGCCCGGCTTGTATCCATGTTTATCGGTTTCTGGGGCGGTCGTGCATTTTTTAATTCGGAGTCTTCATGTGAGATAAAGATCAACATGGCGATTATCGGTGCAAGCGCATCTATTATGTTAATTATGCCCATAATTTATAAACTCCGAGAAGAAAACAAAACAGATAAAGGTTAAACCATGACACCAAAAGAGATCAAATCCGCGATCAAAGCCAAAGGCCTTACACAAAAGAGCATAGCGATTAAGATCGGCAAGTCCGAAATAGCCGTGTCGATGACCGTGAATAAAAACATGGTGTCGGATTATATCATGCGGGGCATTGCCGGGGCCATCGGCAATGATCCCGTTGACGTGTTTCCCGAGTATTATCTATCCCCGGCAAAGCGCAGCACATCCAAGACCGTGCAGCCGTTCCGGCCTGCTGTTTAAATACACTGTATAAGATAAAATGAGGCGGGTCAATGTCTAAAAAGCGGCGAAAATCAGACAGTAAACAGTTAAATCTGTTTAATTATCTCAACAGTGTCCGGGCCCTGGATAAGAAAAGCTCTGAAGGGACCCTGAATATCGGAACCGGGATCAGGCGGTCTCTTTCCGAAGGGATAAAGCAATGTCCTTTGTCGCGGCATCAGATAGCGGGTGAGATGAGTCACAGGATAGGGGTTGAGGTGACAGTGACAACGATTGATTCATGGACGGCCGAGAGCAAGGGAAAAAACAGGATACCTGCTGAGTATATCCCGGCCTTTTGCGTGGTTACCGGGTATTTCGAGCCTTTAAATATAATAGAAGAGGCTTCGGGGCGGTTTACGCTGCCCGGGCCGGATGCTTTGAGGGGCGAGATTCGCAAATGGCAGGAGAAGACCAAAAAAGCCAGGGCCGAAGTGAGGAAGCGTGAGCTGCTCCTGGATGAACTGGAAGCGAGACGGATGTAACAGGGTGATTAAATTTTAAACAACGGAACAGATTCGGGCAAAGGAAATGCAGGATAGAAATCGCTTAGCACATCGGAAAAGAATGCAGGAAAGAGCAATAGATCTTTTTCAAAAAGCTCCTGAACGCATTCATTATAAACGCCGGCGGCAAGGCTGGGCAGTATAAACACACCAGGGTCTATATCATCGGGATAGCCTTGTGTGCCGGGAAAATTAAAAGGAGATAAATCCAATGAAAAGGCATACGCAGTATGGCTCCAATTCAGTAAATAAAAAACCGGAGATTGTCAAAGGATATAAAAAACCGGACTCGCTCCAGCGTTTCCAGAGATCATAATATTCCGCATCGATATTCTCCACCTCAAGTGTGTATAGAGCGCGCGCTGAGCGATATTTCCGTGGATCAATTCTTGGAATTTCTACCGCGAATAATACCTGGCAGGCATGAGCAAATTTCAAAGGTTTTAAAAGATGATGAATTAAGGCCGATTTTCCGGCAAAAGGCAGCCGAGGCTTTTTGTATGGGGGATAAAGAGTGTTTTCTAAATAACAACCCATTGTACCCGCTCTGTTATGCAAAACCAAAAGGGGCCCCTGGTTGTTATCCTGAAAAACATCACGTCTATTACACATTTGATGACCTCGCAGATCTTGCTGAAGAAATTATTTAATATCCTGTTATGTAGCACAGCTAATTGTGCAGAGCAACACGGGGAAACCTATTTGGATGAAAGGGGTAAGCTAATGCAATTAATACCGGCGGATCAGAACAGATTAGAGGAGCTTGAAACGGTTATCCATAAGAATTTTTTGGCATTTTACGAAGTGGGCCGGGCACTCAAGGAGATCCGGACCTGCAAGCTTTACCGGGGCACGCATGAAACGTTTGAACTGTACTGCCGGGAGTTGTGGGACGTGCAAAAACGGCATGCGAATAAACTTATCGCGGCATCAAAGGTGATAGATATTTTATCCGCCGAAAATGGGGCCAATTGGCCCCAAAACGAAGCCCAAACCCGCCCCTTAACCCGCCTTGAAACACCGGAACAGCAGATAGAAGCATGGAAAAGAGCGGTTCAGACGGCGCCGAACGGCAGGATCACGGCCAAGCATGTGAATGATGTTGTAAGGGAGGCGCAGGGTGATGCGGCCCTGAGACGGTCACAGAGTATGAAAGATGCCGTGAACAGCTCGCCGGCCGTGCCGCAGGCTTTTAAGGACTGTTATTTTTCACTGCTGGATATTATTCGAGACGCCCGTGAAACTAATTTTAAGGGGGCGGACAAGGAAAAGATGCTCCAGTACCTGGACGGGCTTCGCAGATTCATTGAGGATTGACAATGGATGCACTTACAGTAAAAAAAATAGCACAACTTGATGGCCACAGTATTCAAGCAGTGCACAAGCGGGCGACAAAAGAGGATTGGATATACTACCCGGGTGCAAACAACACAAAAAAATTTATTTTATCATCCCTGCCCAGGGATATCCGTCTTTTATATAATAAGGTAAATATCGAATCGGCCCCGCCCCTTCCCATTCCCGCAGATAGAGCCATATCACCAGCCATTCCGCGTCAAACCCAGCGCCTGGCGGGGCCGATCACCGTCAGCCGGCAGTCACAACAAAAAGCCCTGGCCAAAGCGGACCTGCTCAGACTTTACATGCAGGCCCTTAAAAAAGCGGCCTGGGGTAAAAAGAACCCGGCCCGTGAGACGTTTGTGCTGGCCTATAATTCCGGGATGGCCTGGCCCCGGCTATATGAGGTGCTGGGGCCGGTCTCCTGGAAAACCATCGAGGGGTGGAAGCGCCAGGTGAAAAGAAGCGCCGATCCCATGCGCCTGGCGGATCGCCGGGGGACTCACAGGGCAGGGGAATCCCTGATCAGCGATGTCCAGGAAAAAATTTTACTGCGGTGCCTGCTGCATCCCAACCGGCCCCTGATCGCGGAAGCGATCCGCATGGCCAAGGCGGTGATGGACCAAAAGGGAATTGAAAACGGGTACAGCGAGTCCACATACCGGCGATGGGTTCATGACTGGAAAACCCACAATATTCATATCTGGACTTTTTCCCGCAAGGGGGCAAAGGCGTGGAATGATGAATGCGCCTATTATATAGAGCGGGATTACAACCTGATCAACGTGGGCGACATCCTGGTTGCGGACGGGCACGTGCTCAATTTCGAGATAATCAACCCCTGGACCGGTAAGCCCAAGAGAATGATGATGATACTCTGGTATGATATGAAATCTAATTTCCCTCTGGGCTGGGAGATTTTGCCCACGGAAAACACCCAGGGGATTGCCAGTGCCCTGCGCCGGGCCATCCTGCGCCTGGGTAAGATTCCGAAGGTGGCATACCTGGACAACGGCAAGGCCTTTTCCAGCAAGTTTTTCAACGGGGCCAACCTGGAGGAGGCCGGTTTTGCCGGTCTGTTCGAGCGCCTGGGTATGAAGACCATTTTCGCGTGGCCCTATCACGGGCAGTCCAAAACCATCGAGCGGTTTTTCGGGACATTTGCCGAACTGGAGCGCTGGTGCCCCACCTACACGGGCACGTCCATCGAGAAAAAACCGCCTCGGATGATGCGCGGGGAGCGAATTCACAGGAAGGTATATGAGAAAATGACCGGGGGCGGGTGCCTGACACTTGAGCAGGCCCATATGGCCGTGGCAGCCTGGTTTGATCAGTATGTCGCCCGCACCCAGAAAGGGCACCTGGCAGGGGCCGCGCCGGCGGAGCTTTTCCTTGAGGGCAGAGGGCCGGGCGTGGATCCGGCAACACTGCAATACCTGATGATGTCGGCCGAGATTAAACAGATCAGCCGCCAGGGTATCCATTTTCCCGGGCGTAATTATTATAATCCGCTGCTGCATGGCCGGCGTCACGGGGCAATCGTCAGGTATGATCTCCAGGATGACAGTGAAATCCTGGTATTTGAAAAATCCGGCGAATATATCTGCTCGGCGCAAAAAGTGGAAAAGGTGCACCCGGCAGCCCGAGTGCTCGGGACCGACGCTGACGTCGAGAAGCTGAAAAGCCATGTGGAACTGAAAAAGCGGCTGGAAAAGGCGGCAAGCGTGTCAGCCCGGCAGTTCATGCTCGACGAGGTCCTGCCGGAACATCAGGCCAACCTGGCCAGGGCAGGCGTGACACAACTGGGGCCCCAGACCCCCATGATCGAAAAACAAGCGGTCGAAAAGACCGACGATGCCATCCTCCTGGAACTCGCCGAGCGCGAGACCTGGCAGGAGGATGAGACGGCCCTGTTTTTCAAGGCCCTGGCCGACCTGCCCGAGATGGAACGATATGAAAAACTGATTGAAGCTGAAATTCGCGGGTGGCTGGTGCCGCAGCAGTGGCAGACGTTTATGAGTTATTACGAACAGACCACCGAATTTGAGAAGTATGTTGATTATTTTGATGATGCCCGGACCCGGGCGACTATTCTTTATCAGGTGGAAGCAAAAAAAAGTGAATAGTGAGAAGTGAGAAGTGAAAAGCAAAAACAGTGAAAAGTGAATAGTGAAAAGTGAGAAGTGGTGGAGTCGCTTCGGGCTTCGCCTGCGGCTACGCCCGATAAATCGCTCCATCTATTTTATAAAAAAGGAGGATGTAATGACGATTGAGATTAATCCCGTGTTTATTCAGACCAGAAATGTGCGGAATTTTTCCGTGATGATGAAGGCCCTGGACCTGGGGGCCGGTGAGGGACGCCTGGCCCTGGTGTGGGGCCGTGCCGGAAGAGGGAAGACGCGCACCAGCCAGTGGTATCAGGCCAATAACGGCGGCGTGTACATGCGCATGGCCACGGTGTGGCGCACGTCCGAGCTCTATTTTCTCCAGTCCCTGGCCAGGGAGTTGGGGATTGCCGCTCCGGCCGGGCGCAAAGGGCCGGTATTTGCCCAGGTTATGGACGCCTTGATCGATGAGCCTTGCGCCGTCTTTCTGGATGAGATCGAAAAACTGTCCAAATTTTTCCTGGACGTGATCCGGGACCTGTCTGACCTGTCGGCCTGCCCCATTATTTTGATCGGGGAAGCTGAGCTTTACAGCTACATGCGCCAGAACCGGCGGGTGTGGAGCCGGACCTACCAGCAGATGGAGTTTGCGCCCATTGATGCTGCGGACATCGTGATCTATGCCAGGGACCTGACGGGCGGAGCAATCAGGCTGCCTGTGTCCGCGGCAAGGATCCTGCACGGATCATCCGACGGAGACTTCCGGATCGTTCGCCGGGACGTGATCCAGGTGATACATTTTGCCAACGGCCGGGGAACGGTTGAGATTACCGATGACCTGGTGAAAACGGCAATCAAGACCGGCCTGAGCGGGAGGCGATAATGGCTCACGGAGATCATGCCCGCCAGGTGCGGGAAAGTCTGCAACGACACGGCGTCCGCGGAGCTGAAGTTCAAACCCGGCAGGTGGCCGTAGATCTGGACCTGGTGTCCCCTGCGGAAAAAAAGCTCCTGCATCGCACTCTTTACGATTTTGCCAAACGCGGTGAAATTCAGCGGGTGCGTCAGGGCGTGTATATTTATATCGGAAAATCAAAATCGAAAACAGATAAGCGCGGGGCCATATGGCGGGTGTTGCGGGCGCGCAGGCATACAACCACCACGGTGTCGGACCTGCAGGCCATGTGCGGGGTGAGCGAAGGATATGCAAAGGAATACCTGCAGATGCTCTGCTCAAATTCCGTACTGCGGCGGTTTTCAGGCGGGCATCGGGCCGATGGCGGCGAGGTGGGCGTCCGGTACCGGCTGATTAAGGATCCGGGCCCGGGTGTTCCGGCGGACGAAAAGAAGGCTGCCCGGCTGCGGAAGATACGGGGGGCGCGGAAAAAGGCGGCTTTGGCGGCGCTGGCTGAGGCCGAGGCCGCTATTTTGAAGGTGCGGGAACTTATTAAAAACAGTGAAAAGTGAATAGTGAGAAGTGGTGGAATCGCTTCGCTCTATCTAATTAATGTTGGGCATATAAATTGATGAGAAGAAAATATACAGCCAAACAACTGGCATTTTTAAAAGAAGGCTACCTGACTATGACGGTTGGGCACTTAATGATCGCCTTCAATGCCGAATTCGGTACGAACAAACGCGAAACGGCGATCGGGTCAGCCCTAAGAAATCATAAAATTAGATGCGGTCGGCGGCGAAGATACACCCGGGAGCAGGCTGCTTTTATTGCCAACAGCTATGCCGGCCGGAGTATTGCCGACATGACCGCTGTTTTTAACAGCCAATTCGGCAAGAAGGAGACGAAACGGCAGATAATCTCTTTTGTGAAGAATAGGGGCATCGTATCGGGCCGCAGCGGGCGTTTTGAGAAGGGCCACAGGCCTCACAACTACGGGAAAAAAGGCTGGGCATCTGGCGGGCGATCGGTCAAGACCCGGTTTAAACCAGGACGTCGACCTCATACGTGGCTACCTGTCGGTTCTGAGCGCGTTACCAAAGCCGGATTCCTTCAAAAAAAAGTCTCAGATACCGGCTATGGCTCGCGTGACTGGCAAAGCGTTCACAGCTGGTTGTGGGTGCAAAATTACGGGCCGATCCCTGAGGGGCACATTGTCGTGTTCCGGGACGGAGACAGAAAAAATAATAAAATAGAAAATCTGGAGATGATTTCGAGAGGGGAAAACATGCGCAGGAACTCTATCCATAATTTACCCGAAGAACTGGTCGACGTTTGCCGAATCCGTGGCGTTTTGAACCGCCACATCAACAAAAGGATGGGAAAAAATGAAAAATAAAATCGAAGATCTCAGGAACCATTTGTTTGTCACCATCGAACAGCTTCTGGATGCAGATGACCCGATGGACATTCCCCGCGCAAAGGCGGTCAGCCATGCAGCCCAGGCGATTATCAATTCGGCCAAGGTCGAGGTTGACTTTTTGAAAGTCACCGGCGGTGTTGAGGGCAGCGGTTTTATACCCTATGAACCCCGAAAGCCCCTGCCGCCGGGTATGCCTAAAAACCTGAAGGCCGTATAGCTGGAAAGGAACCGGTGGGGAAATATGAAAAAAACGATTAAAATAGACCGCAGGAAAATCGCCCTGGTGCATGTGGCAAAGCGCCAGGTGGGGATGACGGATGATGAGTACCGGGCATTGCTGGGGCAATATGGGGCGGCGTCGTCAAAGGACCTGACCGTGGCGCGGTTTAAACTGGTGATGAAGCGCTTTGAGCACCTGGGGTTTAAATCGCGATCGTTTAAACGCCGGGCGCCGGCGGTTGATTCGCGGGGGCGGCTGCTGAAAAAGATCGAGGCCCAGCTTGCGGCCCTGGGATTGACGGCGGGGTATGCCGATGCGATCGCGCGTAATATTTTTAAAGGTAAATATCCAAATCTGGGGACGTATCGATGGCTCAAGGACCCGGTGGAGCTGCGGAAGGTTGTGGCCGCGCTGACGTATTATCAGCGGCGGCAAGCAAAAAAAGTGAAAAGTGAATAGTGAATAGTGAAAAGTTGTGGAGTCGCTTCAGGCTTCACCTGCGGCTACGCCCGACAAATCGCTCCATCTGTTTGATAAAAAAAGGAGGGTAAAAATGGAGGAAAAATTTTTCTGGGCGTTAATGGGGATTAATGTCGCGGCGCTGATAATCGTGGTGACAATGATGTTTTTTTAAGGCGGAATAAAAAAAGGAGGGCATGATGAGACTGGGAAACGCGAGAATCTGTATTGATTGTGACGAAGTGTATGACATGGCGGCGCATAAGCAATGCCCGCGGTGCGGCAGCCGGCAGACCGCGTCCCTGCGGGGATGGCTGAGGCCTTTGAAAAAGATACAGGCCGTTGTGCCTGTAAATCGGCAGAAGGCCGAGGCTGTGCCCGCTCCGGCCCATGCGGGGTAAATACCTGGTACAGCATATCAGCAAGCATTTTGAGGAGAACTGGCTATGCAGGCGCAGAATATGACGGATGAAGAAATTGTCGCAGAAGAGATAGAATGTAATTATTGTGGATATAAATGTTTTTGCGGGCAGCAGAAGCAGATGAAGTTCCCCTGCTGCTGGGGCTGCTGGGGCCGATTGCCACTGCACTATAAGCATAAAATTTATGGCAAACAGGGTGATGATCTCATCGCCGGTGTTCTGGCAATAAAAAAATATCTGGAGGAAAATGAAAATGGCAAAATTGACGGCGCAGGAACTGCAGGTGCGTAAAAATAAACTGTTAAGGGTGATGACCGGGCATATCGGGGCCGGGTCCAAAATCGGAATGGGCGAACTGTATGAGGTTGTGTTTAATGATGGGTATCAAAATCGGATCAACGATACCAAGCTTTTGCGGCGGCTGATTACGGAACTTCGTTTTGACGGCGTGCCCATTATCAGCAGCTCCGCCAGGGCGGACGGTGGATACTGGCTTGCTGCTGCCGGGAGTGAGCTGGAGAGCTATTGTGAAAATCTGAAAAAGCATGCGTTGAAAAAGCTGGCCCAGGTGGCGAATTTAAAGAAGACGGCCCTGCCGGAATTGGTGGGTCAGATTCGGCTGGAACTTGAGAATTCAATAGTGAGAAGTGAAATGAAATGTTTTATTTGTGGATCTAATGAATCTCAATGGCGCATGACATACGAAAAACACCTTTGCAAAGAATGTTGGGAAACAATAGAACGATTGAAAATATTCCGGGAAAAGATTTCAGAGGAAAGAAAACATGGAAGCAAAAGAACAGGCAGAGCAGCTCCTCTGTGAAGCGGCGGAAATAAAGGGCCGGATTGAGGCTGTTGAGGCCGAGGCAGCGCTGATGATTGCGGCGATTGCCGAGATATATACCGTCAAACTGGGAGTAGATAAGGCCCGGATGAAAACGATTGAAAAAGAAATAAAGAAGTTATCGAGGAAGAACAAAAAACATTTTTTCAAGAGTGATTCAGACCGGCTGCAGCTTGCCTCCGGAGCGCTGCTGTATAATGTGACAAAACGGGTGAAACGAATAAGAGGAGCGCTCGCAAAGATTGAGGCTGCCGGGATTAAGAATGTGATCAAGATCGTCAAGTCGGTTAACTGGGACGCGGTGGAGAAGCTGGAAGATGAGGATCTTGAGAAGATCGGGACGTGTCGGGTTAAAAAGGATGTTTTTGAGTATGAGGTGGGGAAAGGGAAAAAAGTGAAAAGTGAATAGTGAAAAGTTGTGGAATCGCTTCGCTCCATCTATTTGATAATCCTTGAAAGGAGAACCATGTTAACAACAGCAGCCAGAGAGCAAGACGTTAGCCTTACGAGGTTCTTTATGATCGACATAGATGGGAAAAAATATCTTGAAGTGCCGGTTGAAAAGTTTGCTTTCGGCAATGCCTGTAACTATTGTGCTTTTAAAGGAACTGATTGCTACAACAGAAACGATTTTGATTGTCACGGTGATTCAAGGACAGACGGTCGATCTATTGTTTTTAAAGAGGCTAAAACAGCGGATGGGTGATTCATGGCAGGAAGAAAGATAATAGAAAAACATGCTGGCGCCATTGTGTCAGTCCTAAAATCAGGGGCGCAATTCACCAGGGAGGACTTACTGTTTCTATCCAAGTTTTTCAAGGAATTAGCTGACATAGTAGACAAGAAATTAGAAAATGGAAAACAGGAGGCGGCGTAATGGACTTTTTAATACTTTGTATCACTATTATTATTATTGTGTATTTAGCAGTCAATTCATAACATCCGTGAGTTGAAACATTAGTCCAAAAGGGGAAGGATATATGTTGCGGTTTATAATCTGTAATTTGTTTCACAGGCACATGTGGCTCGGCGTACGCGAAATGGAGCGGATTGGATTGACCGCGAAAAAAGCAATCCATTGTCAAATTTGTGATGGGCCTTTGGCTGAACTGATTATCGACGAACTGAAAAAGGATGCAACAAGATGCGACTGATATGCCCGAGCTGCGGGGCCGTGCACAGCGCGGAGGCGTGGCGCAATGACGATACGGCCAGGGCCTGCATGGTGCAGGCGGTAAAATTGCCGGGGCCGGTGTCGGCTCAATTGTGGGGATATCTGGCCCTGTTTCGGCCGGGCACGAAGAGGGGCTTGCAGTGGAGCCGGGTGCAGCGGCTTATGGCTGACCTGGCCGACCAGGTGGGGACCGGGCACATTCAGCAGGCTCGCAAGGTTGCCCGGCCTGCATCACCCGCGATCTGGGCGCAGGCAATGGAAAAGATGATCGATCAGCCGCCGGGCAAGCTGCCGTTGAAAAACCACAATTACCTGCGGGCTATTGTGTATGATCTGGCTGATGAGGCTGACCGGAAAACTGAGACGGCTCGCAATCAAACGGAAAGAACCGGGCAGTTTCGCGGGGAATCGACTTCCCGGGATGCTTCGCAAATCAGCGTGGAGGAAATGCGGGCGATGGTGGCAAAGAAAAGAAAAAATAAATGAGGGGAAAAATGTGTAAAGCTATAAATATTAAAACAGTAAAAAAAGAACCGCCCGAGTCCGAGTATTTTGGCCCTCTCATAAAATGTCCAAAATGCGGCAGAATTCTCATGGAGGCAACGCTGGATAGTTTAAAAACTCGTTGCCGTAAATGTGGTTGGTGGATAGTAATAAAACCGGAAAATGGGAAAGCAATTTGAAAAATAATTTGCAATATGATATGATTTGATATACCTAGAATAATTAGCGCGGCTCGCCTGCCATCTTTAAACACCATAGCGGCTTTCACAGCCCGGTTTCCCTGGAGAATTTTCTCCGGGGCAGCCGGGCTTTTTTTTTGGAGAAAGGCTATCCACCATGAAGGACATTAAAAAAAAGGGAGATTATCATGGAAGAGATATTCGCTAATCTGGTCGGTTCGTTTGCGCCGGTTATAGGCACTATAATAACCGGGCTGGTGTCGTGGGGCGTAATCGAGGTCACGAAGTATGTGCGTGCAAAGACAAAAAGCGAAGCGGCCAATGACGCGGTATCGCATATATGTCACACCGTTGAAACGATAGTGACGGACCTGAACCGGACAATGGTGCCGGCCCTGCAGGCGGCCGCTCTTGACGGTAAAATCGCGGAGCAGGACAAGCTGACGCTGAAGCGGATGGCCGTGGACCAGGTAAAGGGCCAGCTGCCGGCAGCGATCGAGAAGGCCGCAAGGCTGGCGGTGAACTCCGTAAACGATCTGATCTCCGCCAAAATCGAGCAGGCGGTGCATAAGCAAAAGGATAAATAATCATGACACCCGGCGAACTTTCCACAATAGCCGGATTCATGAGCATCCTCGGCAGCGTGCGGGGATGGCCGTTCGGCATCATTGTATTTATCGTTGTCATCGGGCCGTGGCTTTCGGCGTTTTTGCTGCTGTACCTGCAAAGCAGACGCTTCGAGAATGTGGTGAAAATGTATGAAAGCAATGTCTCACTGGTCGAGGATTATTCAAAGCTGGCAGAGGATCTGCATGATGTGGTGATTATGAGCACGCAGACAATGACGCGGCTCGTGGACAGCATCAATACAAATCAATACTGCCCGGCAATACGGCTTAAAAAACAGGCTGAAGGAGTTGCGGCATGAGCGAAACATTGAAGTTCAAGGGGCGGCTCGCGGAAAAGGAATACCAGCTCAAGAGGCTGGCATTGAATATCCGGGGCCTGGTCAGGGCAATCCGCGACAATCTTGATCCGCTGGGTGAAATCGAAGATATCAAGGCTGATATCGCGGCGGCCCAGGCGGTTGAACTGGCGGGGATGATGATCCAGCACACTGAGACACAGGCTGACATTGTGCTGATCAGGAAAGCCCTGGGGAGATAATAATGAATGATGAATGCGGAATGATGAATGATGAATATGGCTTCGCTTCGCTCAATCATTATTTAAAACAGGAGAGATGATGGGCAAGGAAATATCCTGGGAAATCCGAGAGCGTGCCGAGGAGCTGTACATCGTCGACGGCAAAACCTTTGAAGAGGTTGCCGGGATTACAGGTGTGTCGGTTGCTCAATTAAAGCGCTGGGGCGCGGGGTGTGCGGATCCCGATGATCCGGATAAGAAATCTTCATCCTGGACGGATCGAAAAAAAGAGTACAGGACCGCGTTTGCCAATATCCGGCGTGATACGGTTTTGCTTCGGAAACGATTAATTGCCAAGGCTCTGAACAGTCTCAACCCCCAGGACGTGTTTGCCATTTCGTCTTTGGAATCAATGGCAGCCAAATTACAGCAGGCTACATCAGAAGATAAGGCCGTCACGCCCGCTGCGGATCCCATTTCCATCAATACACCCGAAGATGCGGTGGACGCCCTGAAGACCGTTGTGGAGCGGCGGCTCAACACCCTGTTGACCCGGCCGGACCAGATCAGCCTCAAGGCGGTTAAGGAATTACGGGAGACGCTGGCGCTGGTGGAAAAAATGGAACAGCAGTATGCGCCGGGCACAGCGAAAAAACAAGGAACCAGCGCGGCCACCATTGACGCATTGCGGGCCGCCATCATGACGGAGATGTCCTCATGAGTTCCGTGCTGCTGCCATATCAGATCCGATGGAACAATGATGTTTCGCCGGTGAAGCTCATTGAAAAAAGCAGGCGTATCGGCCTGTCCTATGCCGAGGCGGCGGACGATGTTCTGCACGCGTCGGACAAAGAGCGCGGCGCGAATGTGTATTATATTTCCTATGACAAGGAAATGACGGCCGGGTATATCCAGGACTGCGCCACATGGGCAAAGGTGTTCCATGCGGCCTCCGGAGAGATCGGAGAGCAGCTGCTCACGCGCGATGACGGCCGGGATATCCATGTTTACGACATTCAATTTGCCAGCGGGCACCATATCAAGACGTTTTCCAGCAACCCGAGAAACCTTCGATCCAAAGGCCGGCCCCGTGAGCGCCTGGTGCTGGATGAAGCAGCGTTTGTCGACGATATCGAGGAGCTCCTGAAAGCCGCCATTGCCATGACCATGTGGGGCGGCACCGTCCGGATTATCTCTACCCATAACGGGGATGAAAACCCGTTCAACGGCTTGATCCAGGACGCCCGGGCCGGGAAAAACGATTACTCTGTTCACCGGGTCACCCTTGACGATGCCATCGGTGAGGGCCTGTACCGGAAAATATGCGAGGTGACCGGCCAGGAGTGGTCGGCACAGGCTGAATCCGCGTGGCGTGAGCAGCTCATTAAACGCTACCACCCCAACGAGGATGAGGAGCTTTTCTGTGTACCGGCATTCGGCGGCGGGGCCTACCTGCCCAGGGCGCTGATTGAAGTCTGTATGGCCGATGCGCCGCTGCTGCGGTTTGACGGCAGCAGGGCGTTTAATATTGCCAAAGAGCCGGCCCGCCGGGCGGAAATGGCCGACTGGATACACGATGTCCTCCAGCCGGAACTGGACAAACTGGACACAGCCCGGCGGCACGTATTCGGCATGGACTTTGCCCGTGTGGGGGATATGTCCGATATTGTCCCCCTTGAAATCGGCGCAACGCTTCACAAGACATGGCCGTTTATCGTGGAGCTCCACAATGTCCCGTATAAACAGCAGGAACAGGTTGTGCTGACCGTGGGTACAGGACTGCCCAGATTCGGCGGCTGCAGTATCGATGCCGGCGGAAATGGCGGGTATATCGCGGAAGCGGCCACGGATGAATGGGGCGAATCAATGGTGGACGCCATCCATTTCACAGAGCAGTTTTACCGGGATGAATTCCCGAAATACAAAGTCGGTTTTGAAGACCGGACCACCACCATCATCCGGCATGACGACGTTCTCGAAGACCACCGGGCCGTGAAATTGGTCCGCGGGGTGCCGAGGGTGCCTCAAGGCAAAACAGACAAGGCCGGGGAACGCCACGGCGACAGCACTATTGCCGGGCTGCTGGCGGATTATCGGAGCCGGAACACGGCTGGTGGACCGATCGAGTTCGAAAGCACGGGGCGCAAAAGGGCATACTCCGGATCATCCATGAACAATTTTATGGGAGTTTAAATGGTTGACGATATAAAAACAAAAAAGCCGATAACCGATGAGATCGCTACAACCGATAAGGATGTTAATGTTTTTTCAGGCTGGATTACGCGCCTGGAAAACCCTGACCCGACCCTCAGAACCGAGGCCGGCGGGAAAGGGCTGAAGCTTTATGATGAGGTTGATCGTGATTCTCACGCGGGCAGTGTCTTGCAAAGCCGGTGCCTTGCGGTCGTTGGAAAAGACTGGGAGGTTCTCCCGGGTAAAAGTGCAAAAAAAGCAGGGCGCCCTGCAACTACTGAGCAAGATGAGGTCATTGCCGAATTTGTAAAGCAGATACTTTTGAGCTGTAACTTTAACCAGGCGCGGCTTGAGCTGCTTCAGGCTATTCTGTATGGATTTTATGTTGCCGAAGTTCTCTGGGAATATGCCGACGGCACCGTTAAAATCAAAAAAATCATGGGGAAACATCCGAGACGTTTCTGCTTTACCCTTGAGCGGGAGCTTCGGCTTCTCACGCCTCAGAATATGATAGACGGAGAGAGCGTCCCTGAACGAAAATTTATCCTTTTTACTTTTGCCGACTCCGACAATCCCTATGGGAAGGGGCTGGGCCGGAAGCTCTGGTGGCCTGTCTGGTTTAAAAAACACGGGATAAAATACTGGCTCGTTTTTCTGGAAAAATTCGGTATGCCCACTGCCGTGGGAAAATATCCTCAGGGCACGGAGCCCGAGCAGCAACAGGCGCTTTTAGATGCTATTGATGCCATCCAGCAGGAGACCGGCGTTAAAATTCCGGACACTATGGCAATTGATCTGCTGGAAGCGGCCAGAGCAGGCACGGTATCATACGAGAGCCTTTGTGAGTATATGGATAAACAGATGTCCAAGGCTGTTCTGTGCCAGACAGGGACCACGGAAGGAACGCCCGGCAAGCTTGGAAATGAAGCGTCACAGGGGGAGGCAAAACAGGAAGTCATTGAAGCCGACGCGGACCTGCTGGATGAATGCCTGAATGAAACGCTGATCAGGTGGATCGTGGATTATAATTTTCCAGCCGTAACAGAATACCCGCGACTCAAAACCAGGGCGGAAAAAAAGCCTGATCTTAAAGAGCAAAGCGAAATAGACAAAATAGTAACGGTTGATATCGGCGTGCCCGTGGGCAGGAAATATTTTTATGAAACTTACGGCATCCCAGAACCTGATACGGGTGAAGATGTCGTTATGCCTGCCTTGTCTGTGCGCCTGAACCAGGCCGGCCGTGAATTTGCCGAACGGAAAGGCCAGTATTCACCCGAACAGGAGAACATTGAGACACTGGTGAGGGAAACGGCCAAGCAGGCAGAGAGCGCCATGTCAGGCGTCCTGGACCCGGTCAGAAAAATGATCGCCGGCGCAGGGTCCCTGGAAGACCTGCGGGATAATATCCTGCAGGTGTATTCGGACATGGACCCGGCCGAACTGGAGGAACTCACGGCGCGGGCCATGTATGTGGCGGAGATTTACGGGAGGGCGGCCGTTGCCAAAAAAACTGCCTGAAAACATATCGCTGGAGCCAATGCCGTTTGATGAGGCGATCGAATATTTTGACGGCCTGGTGCCCCTCACAAAAGCAGAGTTCTACGCCCAGGCCGAACAGGCCCGTGAAACCGCGTTCATGGTGGGCGGTGTTACCCGGATGGATATTGTCGAGGGCATACACCAATCAATTTTAAAGGCGATCGCGGACGGCGAAACACTGGCTGATTTTCAAAGCAGGGTAGAGGATATATTCCAGGCAAAAGGGCTGACCGCCCCGGAAGAATTAACACCCTGGAGACTGGAGACGATCTTCCGGGCCAATGTGCAGACAGCTTACTCCACGGGCCGCTACAAACAGATGATCGAGGTAACGGACCGGTTCCCATACTGGGAATATGATGCGGTGAATGACGGCCGGACCCGGCCCACGCACGCGGCCCTGGACGGCAAGGTTTTTCCGGCGGACCATGCGTTCTGGGACACATGGTATCCGCTCAACGGGTTCAATTGTCGGTGCGGCGTGAATCCCGTGCACAAGTATTCAGTGGAGGAGGAGGGGCTGAAAATTGAAACCGAAGATCCCACGGGCACCCTGATCGAGCCTGTTGATGTCGACGGCCAAAGGCTTCCGGCCCGGCTGCTGATACCGGATGAGGGCTTTGAGCATAATCCCGCAAAGGAAGTCTGGGCCCCGGATTTGAAAAAATATCCTGATGAACTGGGAGAGCAATTTGAGAAAGAAAGGAGCAATCGATGAAATTTAAAGGTTTTGATGACTGGATTCCGATTTTTCAAACAGGGGTTCAGACCGATTCGGCGGGTAATACCCGGGAATGGACGGAAGGAGATCTGGACCGGATCGTAGAAAAATATGATCCGGCAAAGCATGAAGCCCCTGTTGTTATCGGGCACCCGGCAGAAAGCGCACCTGCGTATGGATGGGTTGAAGAACTGAAACGGAAAGGGGGGCTTCTCTATGCCAAAGCCAGGGATATCGTTCCCGAATTTGCCGATATGGTGAAAAAGGGGCTCTTTAAAAAACGCTCCATCTCATTGTATCCGGATCTCACGCTCAGGCATATCGGATTTTTAGGCGCTATGCCGCCCGCGGTAAAAGGGCTCCCGGACATGGCCTTTTCCGGGGATGAGGCCGTAACCATTGAATTCTCAGATGCGTCGCCCTGGATATGGAACACCGTTGCAGATGTTTTTCGAAGCATTCGCGACTGGATCATCGAAAAAGAGGGTAAGGAAAAGGCCGATGAAATCATCCGGGACTGGAACATCGAGGATATCAGGACGCAGGCCGATGTACCGGTTGATGAGGCGGTCTATGAAGAAAAAACAAACAACAATAAGGGGGGAATGAGTATGGAATTTAAAGACAAACTAAAGGGGCTGCTTGAAACGCTCGGTATCGACGTCTCAAAGATACCGGATGATGCCCTGCCCGGCAAAGAACCCGAAGGCAAAGGCGTAACAATGTTTTCCGGTGCGGATATTGAGGCCGTGAAAAATAAAGCCGCGGCCGATGAACGCAAGCGGGTGGAGACGGAGTTCGCGGAAAAAGAACGCAAGAGACGCGAAAATAGCCGTAAGGCGGAAATCTCCACCTGGTGCGAGTCAAAGGTCAAGGAGGGTAAATTAACGCCCGCGCTGGTCAAATACGGTGTTCCCGAGATATTGAATTTTCTGGCGTCGAATGAAGATGTCATTGAATTCGGCGAATCAAAGGAAAAGGCCACCATGCATGACCGGTTTAAAGGGCTCTTTGAAACGGAGCTTCCAAAGCTGATCGACTTTGAAGAGATTGCCGGCAGAGACAAGGATGTGGCCGGCGGCGGGAGTTCCGGCAAGAAACTCGAAGTGCTGACCCGGCAAAAGATGGATAAAAATGATAAACTCTCCTACAGCGAGGCCTTTAATGCGGTCCAGCGGGAGAACCCCGATCTGGCGAATGAATACGCCGTCGAGATTCAGGGCTAAAGAAGGAATAAAGGGAGGTATTTGAGATATGGCTACAGAACAGGCAATATGGAAAGAATCATTTGAGGCAGCGGAAGATCTCTCGGATTACCAGTATCATTTCGTCAGCCTCACGTCGGCAGGCAAGGCGCAGCTCCTCAATTCGGAGGATGAGGTCGCCATCGGCATTCTCCAGAACGCGCCCGAATCCGGCCAGGCCGCCGAGGTTATGATCATCGGCAAATCAAAGGCCAAGGCAAATGCGGCCCTGACCGTGGGCAAATTCGTCAAGCCGGAATATGTTTCCGGCACGGATTGCGGCAAGGCCGATGACGCCGGAACATGGTGGGACACGGCCAGGGGCATGGTAACCGAGGCATCAGCGGCGGAAGACGACCTCTGCTCGGTTGTCCTTTTTGGCCCGTTTGCCCGGACAAAAGGCGGCATGGTCAAGCAGATGACCGTCACAGCGGAAGTAGCAACCGCAACTCTCACGGCGGCGGAGGTACTGGGCGGGTTCATCGACGGCACACCCACTGCCGCGGCAACATATACGCTGCCCACGGCAACCCTGCTGCTGGCGGCGCTGAACCAGGCCGGTGTAGGCAACGCCATTGAATTTACAATTAAAAATTCATCGGCCGGAGCCAATACGATCACGGTTGCGGGCGGTGTCGGCGGAACGGCAAAGGGAACGATGACCATTGCGCAGAATAATTCCAAGCGTTTCCTGGCCATCTGCACTGCAGCCACAACTTATGATGTGTACAGCCTGGGAACGGTTGTACACTAAAAAACGGAGGGTAAAAGAATATGGGACAGCCAAACGTTAAAGAACAGATCGTTGCGGGGCCGCTCGCGGATATCTCCGTGGCATTCCGGAACAAAGAGTATATCGCCGATAAGGTCTTCCCCATCCTGGATGGTGCGGATCCAAAGGCCAAGATTACAGTCTATCGAACAGGGGCCTGGTTCCGCGATGAGGCCGGTATCAGGGCCGCCGGAACAAGGGCAAAAAGGGGCGGATATCCGATTACGTCGGTTTCCGTGGCCACGGATGAATATGCGTTCGCGAAAGAAGTGACTGATGAGGATCGCAGATTTTCAAAAGCCAAAAACGCCCCTGTGCTTCAGCCCGATCAGGATGCCCTTGAATTTGCCACCGATAAAGTCGATCTGAAGAAAGAAATCCGGACGGCAGCGCTTATCAAGGATACAACCTGGGTGGATACCAATGCAAATGGTGAGGACGCGGAAGGGTTATGGGAGCCTGCGGGCAATACCAATACGTTTCTGGCCGATATCACCAAGGGGAGAAAAGCGATCCAGGGGGCCACTGGCCTGGACCCCAACTGCCTGGTGATCGATTACGCCACATTCCTGGCACTGAAGGAAGTGGATGCAATCACTGAAAAGATTAAATATACCCAGCGCGGGGTGTTTGGGGCGGAATTGCTGGCGTCGCTGCTGGAGCTGGATGAAGTGATGGTCGGCAAGGCGATCTATAATTCAGCGGTGGAAGCCGCGGACGGGACCGACTTTACCGCTGCCAGGATGTGGGAAGTCAATGCGGCAAAAGGCATGGGATTTCTTTTTCACAGGGCGCCCAGGCTTGGATTGAAAATTCCGACGGCGGGCGTACAGGTCAGGATCGCCTACGAGGACGGGCAGGCGAGAAGGATCTCAACCTGGAGAGAAAAGGCTGAGCACCAGGACGTCTACGAAGTGGCTGAAGAGACGGACATTCTCTGCGTTGCCACGGGCCTTGGTTATAAGTGGCGTGATACATACGCCACGTAAACAGCAGGTCTGAAGGTTAAAAGCTAATAAACATTCCGGAGCGGCAGCCCGCCCCGGGGTTTTTCAAGGAGGCGGATTGTGGAAATTAAGTATCTGGGGCCGTCAAAGTCTGTAAATGTTGCGCCGTATGGCCCCCACAGGAAGAATGAGACAAAGGAATATCCCGATGATTTCGGCAAAGAGCTTCTCGCAACCTCAAAAAAGCAGAAGTTTGCGGCAGTCGAAAAAAATAACAATTCGATTATTGCCGAAACCGTTCTAATTGAGGAGATGACTGTGCCCCGGTTAAAATCATTGTGTGATGAGCTGTCGATAAAATACGGGCACGGGGACAGAAAAGCCGACCTCATCGCCCTGGTGGCGAAACACACGGCAAAATCTTCGGAGGAGTAACAGATGGCTTACTGCGTACAGAGCGATCTTCTGGAGCAGATCAGCTCCGATAAACTAATCCAGCTCACTGATGACGCTGATGACGGGAGCATTGACGCGGACGTGATCACCCGGGCAATCGCCGACGCGGATGCGGAAATCGACGGCTATTGCGGCGTGCGTTACGATGTGCCTTTTTCTTCGGTACCGGTGATGATCAGAAAGCTTTCAGTTGATATCGGCATCTATAATCTCTACGCCCGCAGACGTGGCGTCCCGGCGGATCGCCAGAAACGCTATGATAATGCGCTGCGGTTTTTAAAAGATGTTTCCCGCGGGCTGATCAGCCTGGGATCTGATGCCCCGGCAACAGATACGGACAGCGGCCCCGAGGCGACAACGCAAAAAAGCGATCGCATTTTCACGACCGGCAGGGATTCCGACAGCTCGACAGGGTCACTTGATAATTTTTAATCGCAAACCCGGGATGCAGGGGCGGGCCTTGTGCCCGCCCGTCGATACCGATTTAATTTTCATAAAAACATCGATCGGGAAAACCCATGATAGCAGCAAAATACACCATCAAAGATCTGGAAGCAAGGACCGCCCTGGAAGATCTGGCAGGCAAGCTTTCAAAGCCCGTGAAAGCCCTGCGGGAATGCGGGCTGGTTTTGCTGCGCTCGGTCGCTAAAACATTCAAGCTCGGGGGCCGGCCGGTTAAGTGGAAAGCTTCGGCCAGGGCAAAAATGGCAGGGGGCAAGACGTTGATCGACACGGCCCGGCTCATGCGGTCGATCACGATGGATGTGAAAAAGAATGCTCTGACCGTGGGGACAAACGTCAAGTATGCCCGGATACATCAACTGGGCGGCAAGATTGCAAAGAATGTGACGGTGAAAAAGCACTGGCGGTACATGGACCAGGCATTCGGCAAGCCGGTGCCGGCCCGGAATGTGCTGGTTTCAAAACATCAACGGGATATGAAACTTGAGATTCCGGCCCGGCCTTTCCTGGCGATACAATCCGCCGATATGCGGATATTTCAAAGAATATTCGGAGATTATCTGACAGAATGAAAGCCCTGCTGACAGCCATTAAAACACAGCTTCAGACCAAACTGACCTATGTCCGGGACAGCGATATTTTTATTACCGAAGATATCCACCTGGTGCCGGATTCCGTCAGTTCTCCGGCCGTGGGCATCAAGGACGGCGATATCAATTATAATATTGAGACACAGAACCAGGATGAGGACACGCTGGAGGTTATCTTAATCGCCTATGTGGAGCTGCGAAAACCCGAGGCCTCGATCATGGGAGACACCTCAACCAGTAAAAAAGGCGTGCTTGATATCATCGCGGATGTGGTGACGGCATTGAAAAACGAAACCCTGTCCGGCCAGGCGGATGTAGCCGTGCCCGTGGCGGAGACCGGCAGCGAGCTGCTGGTGGATGAAGACACGGCCATGCAGATAAAATCCACAACCATGCGCTACAGTCGATTTGACTGAGCGAGAGGAGCATAAAATGAAAGTAATCTATACGGACCCAGACGGCCGGGCAGATACATATCACCCGAAGCTGGGGAAACTGATATCGGGGGAGCCGTTTGACCTGCCCGATGAGACGGCTGCCGGGTATGTCGATTCCGGGTTGCTGAAACAGGTCAAAGTCAAAACGGGGTGGAAACCGAAACCCGGAAATATAAAAATGAAGCTCCCCGCCGCAAGCGGGCGGGGTATCAAAACGGAATAGAAACCAATTTAGATGGTGGTGGGAAACGTAGTTTCCCCCCACACCCCCCTTCCGCATGTTTGCCCCACCGCAAGCGGATGGGGTATAAAAAATCATAATAAAGGAGAAGAACAATGGCGAACCCATTAACCGGTAGAGAGATTCTCGTGGCCCTGAAAAAGGCCGCGACCTGGCGGACAGCCGTGGCGGCCGGGGCCAGCGACGGTATTTTGATACTGTCTGAATCGTTCAAGCAGACTATCGAACACCTGGATGACGACAGCGCCGGGCTGCCCTTTATCCAGCGTACGGATCAGGGCAAAATCGAGGCGTCCGGCGGCATGGAGGCTTATATGCGCTATGAGGGGCTGGACGTACTTATCGCGCTGATCATGGGCACGGCAGGTGCGCCCACCCAGCAGGCGGCCACGGGAGCTTATATCAACAGCTATGTCATGGCGGATAACCTGGACGGGCTTTTCGCGAGCCTGGCCATGCTGAAAAAGAGCGACAAGGTTTTTGAATATCCGTCCGTGAAACTCAACCAGTTCGGCCTGTCCGGGGAGATGAACGCGCCGGTAAAACTGACTGTCGAAGGCATTGCCAACCTGCTGGAACTGGCATCATCGACCAATACCGCGGCAACATCGGCCAACATTACTTATCCCGACAAGGCGAACAGGATCATTTTCAATAAGGACGCCCATTTCTGGCTCAATGCTGAGTCCGGAGCTGCTCTTGACAGCGATGACGCCATTTATCCGGCTTCTTTTGGGCTTTCTTTTAACCGGCCGATGGAGGCTGACCTGGTCGCCGGGGCCGAAGATGTGAACGAACCCGTGGGCGAAGGCTTTCCGGAAGCCACACTGACATTGAATTTCCCAAGGTACAACGATGCAAATGCCGCGCATTTCACGGACTGGGAAGCGTTGACCCGGAAAAAAATGGAGATTTATTTTAAAGGCGCGGTCATTGAAACCACGTACTATTACGAGTTTAAGATCTCCCTGCCGAACCTCAAGGTCATGAATCCTGAAGCGGCCATATCCGGCCCGGGCAAGATCCCGGTGAGCCTGAGCTTCAAGGTGCTGGGCACGGACAGCGCGCCGACCGGCATGACAGGCATTACAAAGCCGTTTCAGATTGATATTCAGAATAAACGTACTACCGATCCATTGGCGTAATTGACGGGCGGGTATAAAACGGGCGGCCACAAGGGCCGCCCCAACAACGGATTGAAAAGGAAAGAATATGTATATTGAGATCGTTGAGGAAGAGGAAAAGTTTGAGTTGCCGATAGGTGAATCCGTGTTTGAACTCAGGCGGTTTGGGAGTGATGTGTACCGGCGGATCGAGAAAAAGCACACAACGAAAAAAAAGAATACCAGGACCGGGCTGTTTGTCGAGGAAAAAGACGAGTACGCCATTAACGCGGACCTGCTGGATTATATGATCACGGGCTGGCGGAACATCAAATCTCCCGTCACAGGGGAGGACGTGCCCTGTGAAAAAGCAGTAAAGCAGAAACTGCCGGGTGTAGTCAAAGTGCAGATCGTTGAGGCGTGTGACGCGGATTCGATCACCAGAGAAGATCAAAAAAAAAAGAGCGAGAAAACCTCATAGAACATGTTCGGTACCGCCTGGACTACCCGGAGATGAATTGCCGCCGCTGTGATGAAATATATGAGGTGGACGGCATCGAGCCGGACTGCGAAAACTGCGACGTTCCGATCCTTGTCGCCGTAAACCAGGAGGTGCTGGAGCTCCACCGCACCATCAATACCGCGTTCGTGAAGGATTTTTCAGCCCTGGCCCTGGTCTTTGAGGTCTGCAATATCGAGTGTACCAGGGACGGGGCGCGCGCGATGCTGGAAAAACTCATAACACTCCACGGCCTGATAAAAGACCGCGAGATCGAAGATCACAACCGCGAGATGAAAAAACGGCAGGAAGAGGCAAAAAGGAAGCATCATGGCCGGTAAAAACAAAGTGTACATAACCCTGGAAGTCGATGACCAGGGAAGCGCCGTGATCAAAAAGTTTGACAACATCACGGATGCATCCTTTGACAAGCTCAAAAGGCATACAAAGGCAGGCGCTTCCCAGGCAGGCGATATGGGAACGGCCTGGCGCGGATCCGTGGGCGGCATGGAAAAGAGCTGGAACAAGTTTGCGCTGGCTGCCGGAGCCGCGATCCTGGGCATGGCTTGTGTGATCAAGAATTTTGCGGATGCTTCCACAGAGGCCTATTCCGAGTATAATGCCGCAATGGTTGACATGGGGAAAATAACGGAAGAATCGTTTGACTCCATCATCGCGAAAATACAAACCCTGGGGCCGGAATACGGCAACGCGACAGAGCTGACAAAGGCGTATTATAATGTTGTGTCCGCGGGCGTGACCGAACCTGTCGCGGCCCTGGACACATTAAAGGTGTCGGTGCAGGCGGCCAATGCGGCCCACATAGAGGCCGCGGACACGGTCACGGGCATCACGGCCCTGATGGAAGCATACGGCGATGCCATTGGCGGGGCCGGCGAATCGGCTGACCTGCTCTTTCAGATTGAGGCCTCCGGAAAAACAACCGTGCAGGAGCTGATTCCCTATATCGGCGAGCTGGCCGGGAAATCAGCAGCCCTGGGCATTACCCAGGATGAACTGGGGGCGGCCTTTTCCCAGGTAACCCTGCTGGCCGGTTCAACCTCCAATGCCGCCACCCAGTACAAGGCCGTGCTCACCTCCCTGATGGCGCCGTCTGCCGACATGACCGGGCTGCTGGCGGATTACGGCGGGGCCCAGAAAGCCATTGCGGATTTGGGGTTTGAAGGCGTGCTCAGGCTGATCTCCGAGGCTGCCGGCGGCAATGCATCCGAGCTGCAGAAGCTCATGGGCAGCGCCGAGGCCGTGGGCGGGATGATCACGCTCACCGGCAATGACCTGGAGGGATATACCCGGCGCCTGGCCGACATGGGGGAAAAGGCCGGGAATACGACTGCTGCGTTTGATGACTGGGCCGAATCCATGTCGGGCATCGAAAAAGCATATGACGCGTCCATTAAAAATTTTATGATCGCCTTTGGCCGGGAACTGGCGCCGATGGTATCGGACGCCATGCAGGGCGTGATAAATATTGTACCCGGCATGATAAAGGCCGTACAGACAGGCTTTGCCTTTATCCGGGTATTCGGCATCGGGCTGGTGGATTCGCTGACCAGCGGCTGGATCAGCATCAAATACGATTTCCTGGCGCTGATGGCCGGGATCAAAGGGGCCTGGGCCAGCGGGATTGATCTGATCGAAGAGTCCCAGGCGGCTTTTCTGGATAATCTGGCTGCCGGCCTGGACAAGATACCGGGATTTTCCGACGCGGTCACGGAATCCATGCGAAAAACAGCCGAAGCGATACGGGCAAACACGACCGAATTCGACACACTACGGGGTGCCATTGCAAAAGTGACCCTTGAAAAAAAAAAAGAAATGGCCGCGCATGACCGTGTCATCGGCGCAATGGTCGAGGAGGCCTGGGCATACCGGAACACCGGGAAAGTCGCAATCAAGGCGGCCGGCGCAATCGAGACAGCCGTCAAAAAGCAGATTAAAACCACGGGCACAGCCGTTGTAAAAGGCCTGGCCGACAATGCCAAGGCGGAAAAAAAGGCGGCATCGGCCAAGCTGAAATTAATGGCCGGGCTGACCGATAATATCAAAAAACTGACCCTCTCAAAATATAATTACCAAAAATGGGCCTTGTGGCAGGAAGTCAAAGAAATGGCTGCCGCGGCCGGGGAAGACAAGGCCATCCAGGACCAGGTGGCGGCATATCATAAGCTGAAACTCGATGAAATCGTTCGGGCCGAAGAGGCTGCCGGCGAAAAGCAGGCTGCAGCAGCCATGAAAGCGGCCGGGAAAAAGGTGACAGCCGTTGACGACTATGCCAGGGAATCCACCCGGATATACCAGCAGCTCCGGGCTGATGTCGAGCAGCTCAGCCAGGGCGAGTACGAATATAAGCTGGGCCTGCTGAATACACAGTATGAAAACTACAAGACCCACCTCACATCCCTGGCCGGGGAAAATGCCACCTATGCGGACGGTGTGCATCTCCTGGACACCTGGCTGGCCAGCGAAAAGCAGAAACTATGGGATGAAGAAATCCGGCAGCACGGCAGTGCCCTGGACACAATGGGCCTGGCGTGGCGTGATTTTTCCGATGACCAGCTGAACACCTCCCAGACCATGTATGACGGCTGGATGGACATCATGGAAGGGATGAAATCCGGCATGACCGATGTCCTGGTGGCAGGCATGAAGGGCGACTGGGACAGCCTGGCGGATGCCTGGAACAGCCTGTGGGACAATATGCTGGATATCGTGATCCGCACCATTGCCGAAATGGCGGTGCAGGCCGCGTCCGTGGCCGTGGTCGGCTGGATTACGGATGCTATTTTCGCATCCCAGGGCGTGTGGGATCTTGCCGGCAGCGAGGACGGGATACCGGTGGTTGCGCACCCCGGGGAGATGATTATCCCGGCGTACCTGGCGGACAGGATTCGGGAGAATCTGGCAGCGGACGGGTATGGTGATAATTTTTCGGGCCTGGCCGATGCCCTGGGCGGCATGTCGGGCGGGTATGACCTGCTGGGGGATGTGGCCGTGGGCATGGCCGGGCATTACGGTATGATCGGCGCGACCGGGCTGGCAGGGATGCTGGCCGGGCAGATTGATTTCGGCGATTTTCTGGGCGGTATGACAAGTCTGGAGGCGGTTGTCGGGTCCTTTTTAATGGGCGGCGTTCCGGCGGGCATCAGGGGCGCGATCGGCCTGGGGCGTGACGGCGAATTCGGCTGGGATGATTTTGGGGCGTTTCTCGGGCAGGTCGGGCTTCTGGCGCTCGGGTTCCCGGGCATTGCCGCGGCCATCGTCGGGGCGCCCATCGGCGCATTTCTCGGGGACCTGCTTGGAGACGCGTTTGATGCCCGGAGCATGGAAGGGCTTCGGGACGCTATGGAAGACGCTTACGGCCTTGACAGAATCGGCGCGAACGAGGCGTTTTCCGAGTTTGTCGGCGCTATGGTGGACTCTGGGTATGATATCAGCGATATAGACGGATGGGGCGAGTGGGACCCCGGCGGACTTGAAGGCTCAGACCCAGACGCCGGCGGATACGGCAAAGGCGGATACGGCAAAGGCGTAGACGGCGAGGGCCAGAGCGCCGGGTACAGACGATACGGCGGATTTTCCAGAGGCCCGGCAGCCGGCTATCCAATGACCCTGCACGGGGCCGAGGAAGTTGTGCCCCTGGACGAACCCTACAGGTCGAAATTTCGGGACGCGGTGGGCCTGGACCCGGTTGCGATCGCAGCCGAGATTACGCGCAATATCGGGCGTACGACCGGAAGTAACAATGGAAGCAGCAACGGCCCGGGGGTGGTCCAGGTGACGGTCAATGTGGGCAGCGAAGAATTCGGCACCTATGTGGCAAAAATCTCCGATAACGTGCGAATCGAAGCGCAGCGCAGGAATGCCGGGACCCGGAGGATTGTCTGATGCTCCTGGTGACACTCGACATTAATGGCACCACCCACCGGATCAGCAATGAGACGTGCGCGCTGACCCATTTGTGGAAAAACCGCATTATAAAATTTTCCCCGCCCCAGTTCCAGATGGCGCAGACATACGGCGGCTATTGCCGCATGGGGTTTGGGACCATCAGCATTTCCCCGGATGTATTTGCCGATGACTGGCCGCCGCCGGTTGAATTATCCAGCATACAGGTACAGCACACCGACACGACAGAGGCTGCCGCGACCGGCCTTATCACCGGCACGGGGTATCTGCGCAGCTATACAAAAGAGGAAGTGACATACGAGATATATCCGGATGAATACGGCGCCAGCCTGCTGGCGGAGGACTGTGATTATGACAGCCGCACCGTGGCCCTGCCAAGAGCGTTCGGCACGGTCACCCATGTGACGCCGGTGCGGCTGCCCGATATTGACGGCCTGCCGACCTATCATAAGGGGTGTATCCCTTCGGTGGTGATCGGCACAAACTGGGATGTATATGACGACGGGTCCAGTGCAAACGCAAATGTCCAGGATAACGGGGATGGGACGTTTTCCCTGACTGTCGATCCCACAGGGGCCGTGACAATGTCGGGGGTGGGCCTGGACAGCGACATCGATACTCTTATGGAGTGGGCCTGCGCGGAGTATCTCCAGGGCACCTGTCCGGGTCTGGACCTGACCTATAATAACAGTAAAAAAAGAACGGTGAGCCCGAGTATTAATTTTTGGGCGTCCAGCCAGACGCTGCTGATTGATTTTCTTTCCGCGCTGGCCGCTTACGGGTCCCATCTGTTTTATATCCTGGACGGGACGCTCTATTTTGTGGATATGAAAGAGGCCAACGGGACATTGGCGGTTACCCGGTTTTTTGAGGCAAAGTACGAGCATAAAGCGCCGGTGAGCCTGATCCGGTCGAGCTGGAACACCCGGGCGGCGGTTACTGAGGGGATCGGCTCCTATGTAAAAACTTATAGCCACGAATCCACGCGTAAGACGGCTTTTCCCTACGGCAGTGAAACCAGTTTTTCGGTTTATCATGATGTCATGGTTTATGTCAAAACCGCGCAGATGGACGCGCTGACGTTCCTGCTCCAGGAGCAGATCGAAATTGAGATCCCCAGCGCAGGCGATCTGATCGTTCCGGGACAGTTGATATCCTGGACGGACACGGGCCTGCGGGTTGATACGAGCTATGAGATGTATGCCCGATCGATCCGATATGATTTTGACCGGGAATCGGTGGTGATTATCGGAGAAAAAAAGATAAACGCCACTGACCTGCCAATCAAGGCGGGTATGATTTTTATATACAACGCCGTCAGCGATGATATGCCCGCCGGCTGGAGTAAGTATGCAGACGTAAAGGACCGGTGCATCGTGGGGCACGGCAGCAACCACAGCGCGGGGAGTATCGGGGGCTCCAAAACAGTGGAGTTCAACTGTGTCTCGGACGGCGGACATTCCACACCGGCAGACAATACGTTTGCGGGCAGTCTTTCTACCGGCTCACAGAAAACGGTTTATAATTATGGCACACACCCGACTGCTCATTCGCATGATTTAACCGTTCAGTTCGAGGCGGCCTGGCAGAACCTGTGTTTTATCCAAGCCAACAGCGACCTGGCGGAGCTGCCGGCCAACACGGTCGTGCTCACGCGGACCGATGTAGCCCCGACGGGCCTGTCACCTGTTTTTACCGCGGAAAAGATATTGCGCGGCGCCACGGATTCACTCGCCGATGGCGGCGGAAGCTACTCCGACGAAACACAATCGGCGATCGGCGACCATTGGCATATTGTATATGGCGGTAACCCGGACGATATAGCAGAAGACGCTAAAGAATATGAAGATGCGGGCGCTCACGCAAACCATGTGATGACGCTGACAATCACCGACAAGCTGAAAAAAGTGTATCTGCGGGCCTGGACCAAGGCCAGCGCTTTTAATTTTAATTCCGGGATGATCGGTTTTTGCGACATTCTTTCAGTGCCGGACGGGTGTTCTTTTTGTGACGGTGATAATGGCACGCCCGACACAGAGGATAGATATATTGTCCTGTCGGCCGATGCCGATAACGCTAACGACGGGTCGCAGCAGCTCGGGCTGAGCGGCAGCCTGAGTAATCTGACACATGACCATGAAGGCGGCGGCTTTGGTCTCTGTGCCAACGAGCATCTCGTTGAGGTGGCGCATTCTACGGTCGTAACGCACGGGCATACAATTACAGGCGACATAAGCTGGGAGCCGCCTTTTTATCCACTTATGGCTGTAATGAAAGAGGTAGCCGGCGGCGGATGACAGGAGGATCGGAAAAAATGCGATATGGAAAATTGTTTTTACTGGACCGGGGCAAAATAATCATTTGCAGGAATGAAGCCGGCCAGCAGGTGTCTTTTAATTCAATCGAAGAATTCCATCGATATTACCCGGGGCTGGATCTTGCCGGCAAGGTATATATCAATTACGAGCCGGAGAGAAAGCCGATATCTGTATATATCGATGACAGTGATCCGGAAATTACGGCTAAAAATGTACCGGAAAAAAAATATGAGGATGTGATTGCTGCTGTGGCCGATCTGGCTGCTAAAAAGGCAGATCCTTATTTTGAATTGGATATAGCCGGGGCAAAGGCCTTGCGCATTGAGGAGATCAAAAAAGAGGCCAGGGCGGAAATTTTTGAGATTTGGCCGATCTGGAAGCAGGTCAACTGTAATGCCGGGATATATGGGGAAGACATTAAGGCTGAAAAAAACAGTGATGTGGCTGCCGTGATCGCGGCTGTTGACGCGGCGGAAGTGCAGATCGAGAGCGCAAAATCAGTTGATGATATTCAAAAAATCAAACGGTCGGCGAAGGGATGACGGTTGCAGATATTATATCCTGACAGAATCACGGACATAACCGCGGATGAGGAAAACGCTAATTATCCGCTGACCAACGCGCGGAACGATTATCCATTGGAAAAATGGAAGGCGACCTCGAAGGATGCCCAGGTGGACCTGGTGGTCAGCCAGGGCAGCGGGTGCGTGGTCTTTGAGACCAACGCCACCGGAATTACGGCCCAGGTCAATCATGTGGGGGTGGCATCGTCGTGGCTGACCGGCAACGCGTGGCTGACCGGCAACGCGTGGCTGGCGGATCCCGGGGTGGCTACTTACGGGGTTGCCAACGGCCGGGGCGCACTGTGGGTGAATTATTCGGAAATAGCCGCGGAACATACGATCCGGCTGGCCTTTACGGCCGCTGCGGGCACCGTGATCGAGGCCGGGATTATACAGGCCGGGGATGTCAGTGAATTTCGTGATCCGAGCCAGGACAGTCTCCAGGAAGGCCTGATGGATTATTCTATTGTCCGACAATTAAATACCGGCGGGCGGTATGTAAAGAAGCGATCGATCGTGCGCACATTTGGTTTGTCGGTCCGGGTGGACCGGGACCCGGACTTTTATACATTTATGAGAGACATCATGCAGCAGCGCGGCAGTGAGCCCGTGGCCTGGCGGGTGGTGTCGAACTCCCTGGCCGGATGGGAATGGATTGTGTTTGCGAATGCGGAAAACATGCCCGGGGGCACGCACGGAAACCCGGCGCACAGCAGGCTGGATATAACATTAAGCGAGGCGGTGTAAAATGAGTGATCGGAATTTTGGGTCTGCCATTGGCCTGACCGGTGGTGCGGATGATAATCTGGATGCTATTTCGTATGCGGCTCTGAGCAATAATGATATTATTTTTACGACTGACAGCGGCGACCTGTATATCCATATATATGACAGCTCATCGAGCGCTGCTGAAAGCTCGCCTGATGTGATTGCGCCGGACGATATCGGTGCCGCGGACGGCCGGCATATACTGCTGGCTGTTTTTGATTATCATAACGGGCTGAGTACTCTCCAGGGCGGCACAACTGATGAGTATTATCATTTAACCGCGGCTGAGCATGCGGCTGCGATCAGAGATGCAACCAGCGCTCTTAAGGGGCTTGCTACTGCGGCGCAGATCGATAAGCTGGAAAAAATCGAAGCGGAAGCAGACAAAACAGATGTAACCAATGTGGATGCGGCCGGCGCAGTCATGGAATCTGATTTTAACGCCGGCACCTTTTTATATGCAGAGGGTGACAACACGCCTGTTGTAAAAACCCGGGCTGAAATATTAGCACTTTTGTCCGGTCAGGCCGGTGCGAATTTCTCTTTTAATTCTAAAAGAATTACAGATGTCGCTGATCCGGTGTCGGCCCAGGAAGCCGCGACAAAGGCCTACGTAGACAGTGTGGCACAAGGCCTCAATGTGCATGACGCGGTTGCTTGTGCGACAACGGGCAATATCACGCTGTCCGGTGAGCAGACCATTGACGGTGTTTCCACATCCACAGATCGGGTGCTCGTTAAGAACCGGACAGCTGAGTCTGAAAACGGCATCTATGTATCGGCAGCAGGGGCATGGGCAAGGGCATCTGATTTTGATGCTGACGCCGAAGTCTCCGGGTCATTTATCTTTGTGTCCGAGGGCACAACAAACGGTGCAACGGGCTGGGTATGCACAAACGAGCCGGAAGCATCCTCAGTCGGATCAGACGATATTACTTTTTCACAATTTTCTGATGCGGGATATATAACGGCCGCAAACGGCCTTACCAAATCAGGCAACAGCATCGTTCCGTCCGGAATACTTGAAGATCTGCATAGTATTGGTGTACCTGCATCAGACGGCCAAATTATTGTCGCAACCGGGGCCGGGGTCTTTGTTTATGAATCCGGGGCGACAGCCAGGGCCTCCTTGGGCCTATCCATCGGCACACATGTTCTTGCGCAACAGACCGTCGGCATTAGTGACGATAATTTGCTGGAGGTTGATGATGCTGGCGCGGCATCTGGTAAATTTGGACAATTTACCGCAAACGGGATGCGCGGCAGAGCACCAGTCGATGCCTTAGCTGATTTAAGCGGCCAGGCTGCAGCGGAATTTTCATTCAACACGCAAAAAGTCGGCGGCATAGTAGACCCGACTACTGATCAGCAGGCCGCTACGAAAAAATATGTCGATGATAACAGGACTCATTATCTCCAATACCGCATCCTGGATAAAGACACGGCCCATACCGTTGACACAGGGGTGGGCGGAGAGCTGCGGGTTCCGGAGGCCTGCACAGTGCTGGGCGTTGGGGCTTATTGCGATACGGCAGGCGCGGGCAGTGTGACCACTATTGACATCAACGAGGCGGGGTCGACAATCCTGAGCACTAAAATCACGATTGACGCCACTGAAAAAAGCTCTA